GTGTTATGTCATTATTGCTACTGTATTAAGAACACGGGCAGTAGCAATAATGACATAACACGATTCATCTTTTAAATCCGCTTTATATTGTTCGGCTAATGGTAGCAGAGAATCATTCAAGGCTAAATCTTGATTTTCTCTCCAATAATTTAAATCTATTCTCTCGCCATTTTCATCTACGATTGTGCGATACCTATGAAGTGAACAAACGATTGTCCCATCCATATCATAAATTGAAACCTTTTTAATTTTAGCCATTTTCTAATCCTTTTCTGTCTGTATGTCCCTATTATACACAAAAAACCGCCTAAAAACCATCTGTGCAAAAATACAACATAGGTGAAAACACCTAGTAGAAAAAGCTTGACACGCCCCCCAAAATTATGGTATAATTTTGGCGCAGTTTTGTAATACTTTTGTTTTCAATTTTCTTGAAAACAAAAGTATTCAATTTAATCAACTTGAATATCTATAATTTTACCATCACGCAAAATAAAATACATATCTACCAAACCCATGCTAACCCAAACGCAATTATTGCCATTTCGCATTGCATAGGTTTTACCGCCATATTTTTTTTCCATGTAGTCGGAAACAATTTCAAAATCAGTCATTTTTTAATCCTCAATTAGTGGAAGGTCAGAACCCCAACCCTCAGCAATTTTTTGCTCAGGTGACATATTATCAATGATTTTTGATAAAATGTCAAATTGTTTTTGCAAGAATTCCCTAGAATCCCATTCTTGCTGTGTGAAGTGTCTTGGTCTAAAACCATGCACATCTTTATAAAAATCCCAAATAGTAGATTGCATTTGGTCAATTGTAGTGTATTCGTTAAACATTTTAATCCTTAGAAAAAAACTGATTTAGTGCGCCATGATATTCAGCCATGTTCGCAAATTTTAAACCATGCCTATCACAAAATCTGTGAAAGCGTGAAATTTGTTGTTGAGTGTATTTTGTGTTCATGTGTTTATTATACCATGTTTTAAGCAAAAAACACAAGTGTGAAAAAATACAACATAGGTGTTTATCCCTATTGACACCAACCAATTATATGTGATATAATTGGCGCCTGTTGCGTTTTCGCAACAGTCTTTTGTTTTCAATTTTTATCCGTGCCTTTGATATAAATACCTTGCAAACCAAAGTGTTCATTCATATCATTAGCCAATGCCTTAAAATATTTTCCATGAAGCTCAGTCTTTTTATTTTCTTCTTGCCATGCGTGAATTAATTCATGGGCAATTAGAGTATTAAAATTTCTTGAAATATTTTTAGTGTAGATTGTAATTCTATGCTCAATCAACTTTCCAGTTTTATCCGAATAGTGAGGGATATAATACGCATCCATTGATTTATTTGAGCGAGTGTTTATTTTTAAAACCACAGGTTTTTTTAACTCAAGGTATTTAATAAATTGTTGTAGTGTTCTCATGCTTACATTGTAGCATAAAAGCCATACAAAAAGAATAAGCCAAATACAATTAATTTAAGCAAAACAACCCAGCCCCAAAATTCAAAATCACGATCTATTGCATCTCTCATTTTATCATCCTAAAAATTAAATTATATCACAAAAGAGTAGGGGCATAAAGCCCCTACAATTACTCAGGCTTTTTCAGCCTTAATAAATTCCGCAATCTTAGCGAGTGCAGTCTTATTAGCTTTAGTGAGTGAGTCAGCATCAGCCTCAGTCAAGCCCAATGCTTGAGCAATGAAATCAGCAAACTCATCTTTTTTCACAACAGTCTCACCAGTCTTAGTGGTGTAAGTCTTAGCGACATAAACTTTTTCACGGGAAAGTTTAGCAACAACAGAGCGCACAGATTTACCCAATGCGGTAGCGATGGATTCAACAGTCACGCCAGCTTGATAGTCAGCGACCATGCGAGTAGTTTGCTCTGGGGTATAGTTTACAGTTTTAGCAGTCATTTAAAAATCTCCTGAAAGGGTTGAAAGAAAGGTTATTGTATCATCAAGGCTTCATGTTGTAAAGCCATATCCACATTGGGGCAAAGGCTATTGCAACAAAAATTGTAGCTTGCGCTAACTCAGTTGTAAATTTTTTCATTGCATAGCCTCACATTCAGCAGAGTAAGCCAAAGCATTTTGTGCGTTACACATTTCAGCGTATGCCTCTTTAGTTTTAGATTCATAGTAAGCAACTAATTTTTCAGCGTATTCTAAAGCGAGGGTTTGTGTGGTAGTCATAGTGTTCCTTGTCATCATGTATTCTATTATACACACAAACAAAAGAAAAAACAAGTATTTGTACAAATACAACATAGGGACATACCCCTATTGACAGGGGCGGTTATCAGACCTATAATGTACCAGCCGCCACTGGACCCACCCACACGCGGCCTATTTGAGAAAATATTGAAAATAGCTAGGGTGCGCATTAAACTAACCACCAACCTCATAAAAAAATTTTCACTTGCAACAAACTCCCCAAACTGATATAATATACCAAAAGGACTACACCTATGACACAAAACCTACCTGCCGAAACTATCCGGATTGCCCCGGAAGCCCTCGAAGTAGCAAATTGTTACCTACAACTTAATGACCCGCGCCAAGTAGCTGAGCACTTGGATCTTGATGTTGAAACAGTCACAGACTTACTCAAACGCCGAGAGGTAAAATCATATATTGACTCAGTTTTCTTTGATAGTGGTTATAACAATCGTTTCTTGATGAGACGTGCTATGGATGCACTAATCAAACAAAAGTTTTCAGAGCTAGAAGAAGCTGGTGCTGGCTCGCAAAAAGACATTGCCGAACTACTAGCTCTTAGCCACAAGATGAGCATGGATTTATTAGACAAAGAACTGCAACTGGAAAAAATACGTTCAGGAACTGCACCTCAAAAGCAAGTAAATGTGCAAATCAATGAAGGTTTAGATGGGTCAAAGTACTCACAACTAGTGCAACGATTGATTACAGGAGAAGGCATATGAAAAAATTCCTAGCGCTAGCACTGTTATTTACTTGTGTGTTAGCCAATGCACAACATCGTGCATATTATCCGCATGGCTACTATCGCCCATACCATGATCGATTACACTGGGTTGTGCCAGCAGTCGTAGGTGGCGTAGTTGTTTATGAAATGACAAAACCACCAGTTATAGTACAGCAACCCGTGGTTGTACTACCACCACTAGAATCTCCCAACTGCACACCTTGGCGTGAAATACAAACCCCCGATGGTAAAGTCTACCGCGAAAGAACCTGTACTCAATAATGCTAACTATTTCACGAACCGATGTTGACTGCGACGCAATCACCGAGTTTGGTCCAACTGATCGTTTTATCAAACTGCCGATCACCAATTACTTAAAACTCCTAGATATTTACGATACGATCAATCGCCCCCAAGTTGCACTAATCAACGCGGTCAATGATCCTAAATATCGTTTTATTTGCGCCGCACTAGCACGCAGGTTGGGCAAAACATACATAGCTAATATTATTGGTCAATTAGTAACCCTAGTTCCAGGCTGCAATGTACTAATCATGTCGCCTAACTATAATTTATCTGGCATTTCATTTGAACTACAACGTAGATTGATCAAGCACTTTGACTTAGAAGTTGCCCGTGATAACTTAAAAGATAAAATCATTGAACTTGAAAATGGTTCAACTATTCGCATGGGTTCGCTATCAACAGTAGACTCATGCGTTGGTCGCAGTTATGACCTTATTATATTTGACGAAGCTGCACTTGGTGAAGACGGAGAAGCTGCATTTAATGTTGCACTACGACCCACCCTAGACAAACCTAATTCAAAAGCCATATTTATATCTACACCTCGTGGACGTAATAACTGGTTTAGTCAATTTTACAATCGTGGATTTGACGATAATTTTCCTGAATGGATTAGCTTACAGGCTGACTATACTGAGAATACTCGTATGGCTGAGTCAGACGTATCAGAAGCTAGACGATCAATGTCAAAAGCTGAGTTTGAACAAGAATACTTAGCATCGTTTACTGTATTTGAGGGTCAGATATATGCACTTAGTCAAAGCTCAAT